TTTAGCGCCAAGTTTTTTTGCAATTTTAACTGTTTTGTCCGTGCTGCCGTCGTCTGCAATAATGATCTCGTCGCAGTCTTTCAGGTTTTCTATCAGGTCTTTTATGTTGTGTTCTTCGTTGTAGGTCAAGACTACCGCGGATACTTTCATATTAAGTTCTCGCTTTCGTTCCCATTGCAATCCAGCCGCCGCCGTAATAATAGGACGATGAAAAATTTGTTGCACGTATAAGCTGCAACGTACAACCGGATACGGTCAACGCCGTATATGCGGCTGTAATTGGTGAACTAGATGAGTTAGGCCAATCATTCGCCCCTGTTGGTACTCCTGATGCGGCTAATTTAGATAGATTTACTCCTGTGGGAATCACCATCAACACGGTATCAAATTCTTCAGGAAACGTTATGCTTACCGAAAGCGGCGTTGCGTCCGCGCCCTGCGCATAAAACCAACCAGACTGTATAAGGACATCCGAAACAGCCGTATTTGATGCATAATCTCTATAATAAACGCTTTTTGCCAAATCGCTTGTGTCTGCCGTAGCTCCTGTTGCGCCCGTTAGCCCGGTTGGGCCGGTATTCCCGGTAGCTCCCGTTGCGCCCGTGTTTCCGATTGGGCCGGTTGCGCCCGTGTTTCCGATTGGGCCGGTTGCGCCTTGCGGCCCCGTGGGGCCTGTCGGCCCTTCGGATATTGCCGATAAACCAGCCACGGTGTTTCTTAGCTTTAAGAATTCAGACCGCGTAACTTCATTCATTGCATACCTGCTAAAACGTTATACGGATCGCGCATCTTAATTTTAGGCTTTACCGTTTTGCGTTCTTCCCTGTACCGCGATATGCAGTATAGGTATTCGTCTTCCATGTTGTCTTGTAGCGCAAGTTCCGCGGCAAGTCCCCACGGCATTACCCTTAATGCGTGGTCGTCTGATACCGATAGCGTATCAGTTAATGCAATAATTCGGCCTTTGACGTTTACGCCAGCTAAGTTGGCGATTTCTCGCTGTATGGCGTCGATTAATAGCGGCGACCTGTTTTCGCGGTCTGTATCTGTTGTCGCAATGCCGCCGGTGGCTATTTCATCTAAATGCGCTAACGCGCTAACGTAAACGTCGTTTGCCGTCATTTTATCCCCTTACATCTGTAGGCATTCCGTAATGACCAGCGCCGCCGTACCCGCTGTTTCCATCTGCAAATCGATGTCGTCGTCTGACAGGTCTTTAAACCTAGCAGTGTCGCTCATGTCGTAGTAGTAAACCTGTCCGTCCGCAATTGACACAGTGTAATCACCAAGTCCAGTTCTTACGCCGCCGTCGGACGCCGCTTTAAACGTCGCGGTCAGCGTAGACCCCGAACCGTTGGATACGCGCACCGCAAGCTTGTATCCTTTGCCGTTTTCGCAAGGAATTGTTCTTGCCGCCGTTCCCGTTGAAATGCTTGATCCGGTGTAGTTTGCATACGCCGTAACGCCGCTGATATCAAATACTGTTATATCGGCCATTTTTTATTCCCTCCTTAAGACGCTTCCGAAGTAAACGTTGTGGTAAAGCACACAAGTTCGGAAGGACGAATTACCGTTCCGCCGTACAGGTGCAGCACCTTAAACGCATCCGAGAAAGCGTCGTGTGGGCGATACCGCTCAATTTTGCTTGCGGGAATTTGTTCCGCAATTGCAAGAGCCTTGCGCGTAAACGCCATGTTGTAGTCGATAGTAGAACTGTTGGTTTGAACCGAATTTGATACATACACGTCAAAGTTCAAAACGCTGGATTTATACCCCTTTGTAAACACGTCTTTGTTGGTGTTCTGAAATATAATCTTTGCGAGAAGAATCTTGCCGTATATTCTCGGTGAAACAACAAGGCACATTTCTTCGTCCGGCGGGATGTCGGCTTCCATCATCGCGGTCTGCACGTCAATTAACGAGCTAAGGATTGTTAAGCTTGTACATGCAGAATCCGTAACGGTTCCGCCTGCCTGCGCGTAAAACCCCGCAAGGTATTCGTCAAGCGTCTGTGCTAGTGCTTTTCTTGCTTCGGAAATTTCAATCCCAAAAACTTCACCTTCGACTTGCTTCTGGTCGATGTCTTCGACTTCCACGTTGACGTACTTCGCTTCCGTAATGTGCAAATCCTGATTGTAAGTGGATTTGTTATCGCGGGCTAAGTCCGATCCTACCGTGTAATCGTGTACTGTCGGCCTACCTACGCCTGCGATATGCAGCACATCGCCCTTCTTTGTAATGTCGCCGAGTATCGGCCCCTTGTAACAGAGATTCTTAAATACGCTATCTCTTTCGCGCTGCACCATCAATTCTTTTGACAATACATCAGATTTATAGTCGTCGTAACGAGCCATTAATATATCACTCCTTTATTTTCGCCACCCATAAAACCTCGCTATCTTTTCGTGGTTTTTATCAAGTTCTGATGGCGTCATGGTGTCGATTAGCTCCTGTGTCAACGGCTGTTCCGCAACTGCTCCTTCGCCCAGCTTTCCGGGCGCGGCTGCTGCGTTTTCAGCGTTGATCTGTTTTACTGCTTCCTGTTCCTGCATTTTCTTTAAATCCTCCGTTAATTTAGCAATTTGAGCTTCAAGGTCTTTTGTTGACCGCGCTAACACATCATGGTTATGAAGCTTGTACAATGTTTCAAGGTCTTGGCTTCCGTCGCGCCATTTCGCCTGTAGTTCTTCCGGCAGATTGGAAACGTCTACGTCCGGATGAGATTTTTCAAACTCAACCAGTTCTTCAATGTGGCGTGTTTGTTTTGCCTCTGCCGTTTCGTATGCGGTGACTTTAGCTTCAAGCGCCGCTGCGCGTTGCTCTGCGATTAACTGCTCAACTGGTTTGTTTTGCGTTTTTGCTTTCGCTGCAAGCCGCTGTTTTTCAATGCGTTCTATTGCTTCTTGTTCCGTAATGTTCGATTCTTGCGCAATCTCTTTAATGACTCTTTGGGCTTTTTCTGCTCCTTTTAACTGGGATTCAAGACCCTGCAACCGCTCGTAGACTTTGTCGTAGTTCATGCCTTTCTGGGCGTACTCTACGGCTTTGTCTTGGTCGAGCTCGATCTCGTCTTTGTTGTACTTGACCTTTAACTTAAAGCTAGTAGGCTCTGTTTCCGGCTGCTGCTCTGCCTGCGGTTCGGCTGATGTTGCTTCGCTTGCGGCTGGTTCTGCCTGTGGTTGGGCATCAACTATGTTGACTTCGCCCACTGGTATTGTGGTGTCGGTCATGGTTTACTCCTTAAATAAAAAATCCGCTTACGCGTTAGGTTGCATTGCTGCTAGTTGGGCTGCTTGTTGTGCTTGCTCTGCTTCTTTTTGCGTCCAGTATTCGATTAGTTCTTGTACGTCCGGTATATATCCAAACGGTTCCATGCGTTTGTAATACTGCGCTGGCGTCATATACCCGCCGCTTAAAAGGTTGTCCATCGTTTGTATGGTTTGAATTTCGCTCCACAAAGTAGATGGCCCAACGTCTATTTTTGCGGTTAGTTCGTACTTTGATAAGTCGGGCATCGGAACGTAAGTGACGGTTTCTTGTATTACTGGGTTCCCGTCTGGCCCGATAATGACGTTTCCATCTACGTCTGTTGCCTCAACCTTTGCTTTAATCGGAACCAAGCGCCCGGCGTAGTACGCTTTTTCAAAATCAAGTTCTATTAACCCTAGGTCTTCCGCAAATGCGTACAGCCTGTCTTGGCAAATTTGAAGTTGCTGCATCGCGGCGTCTCTTACCGCTATCAGTGCAGACGTGTTGTCAGGGTCGTTTATGTTTCCCCTTGCGGCATTTAGCGCCCCGGTCATTTCAAACATAAGCTCTTTCATGGTGTCTATTCCGCGCCATAAATCTACGCTCATTGTTGCGGGCGATATTACGTGTACTACTCTTGTTGGGTCGCCGTTAACGGGTATCGGTTCTCCGATTTTGCGGTTTGCCATTTCATCCGGCGTTACCTGTGTTTGGTCAAACGCAATTACGGGAAACGCCATGTGCATAATAGCAATCTGCGCCAGCGCCATAGTTTTACTAATGAATACTTGGTTTGTCCTTAACTCGGTTACTTCCGGCACGCCATGACAACAGTTTTTGCGTGTGTCCCAGTTTATTAATGCCACGGGATATCTTGAAAGTTTTGTGTTTTTCTTTGGCTGAATCACGGTTCCGCGCACGGATTTTTCAGAAAACACGCGAGTAAAAATTTCCTTTGTGGGATTTCCGTTTTCGTCGATTGTGTCTTCTTCAACGTCTTCTTTCCATAGCTTTAAAAGTACCGTGCATTTTGTGTTGTCATCAAGCTCTGTACGTCCGCGATCTCCGGACGTATATTCCGTGTCTGAATCGCCGACTATCAAATCTAATTCTATTTCTTTTCCGCCGTTTTTCTTGTTGCGCGTGGCCTCTGCTTTTACGTGCTTTATATGAGTCCTGAACGCGAGTATAATGTAGGGCTGAGACTGTACGTCCGGGTCGTTCGGGTCGCCCGGAAAATAGTTTACGTTGTCTACTAGCTGCCGCGCTATGTCGCCAGTTAGTTTTTGGCCTGTTCTGATTGTGGGTTCCCAATAGTAGTAAAGTATCCCGTCGCCAGATATCGCCGCGTCTTTAAGCACTTCGGAAATAACATAGTCGGTTCGCAGACGTTCCCACAACACTTCTGAGTACCCGTTTATTTGTTTTATGTACGCCTTGATGTCGTCATTTTCTGTCTGCCCGATAACCGAGTATTTCATTTTTATACGGCGGTCTTTAATAGCCGATATCTTCCACGCAACTATTGTTTTGACGATGTTAATAACGCACGTTGGCATGTTTTCGTGCGGAATGTCTTTCCATTGATCGCCAGCATAAAACGCTTCGTTTTTTCTAACGTCCGTGTAAAGGTTTATTTGCGTTTTATAATCTATGCCTTTTTCGTACTCTTGCCATGCAAGCGTTTTGTCGTCGCTCATTTACCGTCCCCGTTAGCCCCAAGATACTGCGATACTGTAGAGGCCTTGCGTTCTTCTTTTTTTGCTTCTGACTTAGGCAGTATTTTTTCTATTGGCTTGTTTTCCTTTACCCGCTGTCCATCTTTTAACCCCTGCCGGTAACAAAAAAACGCCACCGCAGCGCCTATGATTAAACCAATTATTTCAAACACCGTATCCTCCCATCAAAAACCCGTTTACTTTGTTTTTTACTTTTCTTCTTATGTTGAACGGATCGGGTTTTATTTCTTCCGGTTTTTTTGTTCCAAGTTGACGCATTGAACACCATCCGCGCAGCGCATCCGGCGAGTGCGTTATTTCATGTGGCTGCGTCGCTACGTCGTTTATTTTTTTGGGGTCAAACTGTAATAACGGTATGTTAGTTGTCAGCGGTGCACACGTAGAAAATATCTTCATTCTTGGATACCCCGTTGTGTTTCCGTATCCGTCCGCTTTTTTAAGGTATTCTTTTACGTTTAGCCAGCCCGATTCTCTCGCGTTTGAAGACATTATTAGTGGCAACCCGTGTTTTGCAAATATATCTGCCGTGCTTATTCCGCTGTCAGAATGCCGGTTCCATAAGTCAGGTGGCCCATATACAGCATCAAGCGATTCGCCCGCGCCCATCGCGCGCTTAAACTTTGCTATAGCATATTCTACCGGCAGGTTCGATTCTTCTATGTTTCGGTACACGTAGCTTTGCCCTTTTTCATCAATAGCTACCCACAACGCGGCAAACATATCAAGTCCATAATCTATAGATGCCGACTTTCTCCACCATGTAGAAAGAGGGATTGGCTTTATAACATGAGCGTCCTCATCCCACTCGGTAAAGTACTGGCCTTCAAATACAGTCCAATCCCCTTCAAGCCACGCTCTCCGAAGCTGTTCTGGCAGGCTCATTAACTGCCTTACGTAATCTGCTTCCCACTTAGCTTTCATGTCAAGTTCGGGTGTTAGTTTACGTAATTTGTGTTCTTTTTTTAAGGTTTCAACCGCCTCTAAGTATCCAATATCTGAATCAAATAGCGGCTGGTTGTCCCACACCTTTGCGTGTATAAATGCGTAGTCTTTTGCTCTTTCAGCCCGCCTGTATGCCCTATCTATAAACAGCCGCTTAACCCATGCGTGGCCTACGCCTCCGGGGTTACACGTAAGATATGTTCTTTTTGGGTATCTGTTAACTCCGCGCACGGTAGCATCTATCCATCCAAACTGGGATTCGGAAAGCTGCGTTGCTTCGTCAAGAAACGCGACGTCGTTTTCTTGTCCTTGATACTGTAAAACATCTTGTTCGTTATCGCAGTACCCAAGCTTTAGCCGTGATCCGTTTGGAAACGTAAACGCTTTATCATCGCTGCTGTATCTAGGCCTTGCTGCGGGTTCTAATATTTGGTATGCAGACAGCAACCTTGTAACGTGGTTTTCTTTAAGTTCCGGCAGCGTTCGTCTTACAACTAACATCCGTATTCCGGGGAATTCGTATGCCAGCAGCGTTGACTTTAACCTTACTCCGTGAGACTTCCCGCCGCCCTTTGCGCCCCCATACCCTACATAGCGCGTCTTGGCTGTAAAAAATTGTTGCTGTTTTTCGGTTGGTATACCGAATGCTTTTTCAAGCTGTGTTTCTATGTTCACGCAGGCAACACCGCAAATTTAATTGGCTTAACGTAAACTGTGTTGTCGCCAACTGCTCGTATCCTTAAGTACGTATCTCCAACCGGAATTGTCGGCGCTACGGCTGTTATGGTTGTATCGGTGTATTCCGTAGTCCCTTCGTTCCACACGCCGGAGTAATGCCAGTCTAAATAAAAACCGCCTGTCCAATCAGACGGCAAATTTATAGTTAACTCGGTTGCGTCGTCTTCTCCGTAATACCCTAACATTTCTGTTAGTTCGCCGTATTCGTCGTATACCGCCAGCGATTCCGGGGTGTATACGTTTATTGTTATTTCACGGTACATTTAATCCTCCGATTTTTTGTACGCTTCCATTTTTTCGTCCCAGTCGGGAAACCCCATAAACTTTAGCACCATTTCATTTAATGCGATATCACAGTCAAGGCATATCGCCCTGTACTGATTCCCGTCGGCGCATATCTGCCATTGGTGTTTCGCTGGCTTGCCGCAGCGAAAACATTTCATGCGGCGTATGCCTATCTCCGTGTATGGCTTTTTTCGCATATCTCACCTAAAAATATTTTTGCGCGGTTTGTATTACTTACCCGTAGGGGGTCTAAAATACTATCGCTCTTTCGCCGTCACCGTTGCAGTAATACTTAAACAACTTCTTGTGCCGCACTTAGGGCAATAATCATACCACTGATCGCTTCTTAATATCATGTGATTTGAACACTTGGGGCATCTCCAAAACAATACCCAAAATTCCGGTATTATCATTTCTGTTGTTGTGTGTTCTGTAATTGATTTTTCGCGGATCGTTCGTGGCGTTTCGTTGATCCCCACTGCTCCCGGTATTCCCACAGGCCCCGAATTGCTCATTTTTTATTCCTTTCTTACAGAGCTATATCCAAGCGTAGCTTCTCGGTCTATGGCGTTGTCTACTTGGAACATAATGCACTTCGCTTGATCTCGTGTTAATTTTTCTTCGCGTAAAATTTTCATTATTTTTTCCGCTATCGTTTTTTCCCAAGTGGCTTCTGGCGCTTCTGTCCCACCCTGTTTTCCTTGTGCTCCCGTGCTACTCATTTCTTGTGTCCTTTCTATTGGTCGTGCATAGTACTATACCTACCACCCTATTTGCCCGTACCCCCTTAGAGATACCACGCGCCATGCTAGGGGCTTATCGGCCTCACGGGTTTATGTGTCATCCTCTGTATGGGGGGGGTGCTTGTATGTGTGCTGTCATGTATAGTGAAGGGCCAATGACCTTTTGATATCGTATCAAACGTACTACCGCATTAATACTGGTGTTTGGGTGTGTATACGACTATTGTACGACTACTTACCCCATCTTCCGTACTTACCAAGGCCAATTGTGACGTCAAGGGATGTTTTGCTCTGTGCTGGGGCTATCTCCCCCATAGTCTCTAGTAGCCTGATCGTGCGGCTGCTGTGCTTGCTGTCCTCCTGCTCACATAACCATTGTGCTATAGCGGTATCTCCCGCGCGCATGATATCGGACAATTGCATATTAGCCCCAAACCCCTCGTTATCCCTATGGTCTCTATTAACGTATCCGTCTAACCATAGGTTATATGTCTCACTGTTATATATGCTTAATGCTGCCCTCAACCCCGGTCTGCTTATTGATGTACCTTTATGTGTGTCTATATATGATGATATCTTATCTGCTATTGCCTTTATGTCTATCTCATATGTGCCGTCGTTTGCTTGCTTGCTGTACTTGAGTTGTGCGGCCTCGTGCTTTGTGTATCCTGTGCCGCTTATGCGCTTTTTGGTCTCTTTTTTATGTCTCCCCACGTTGCCGCCTCCCCTCTGTTATGATGTATATGTGGTTTATTTCGTGGTTTTTAGGTGTTTTTTCTCGTTTTTTTTACCTATAAAAAAAGAAAGCCGGACGCATCCAACCCTCCCCACGGCGTAATCTACCATCTCCAGTATAGCACAAATAATCCCCCATTTTCCCCCATCTTTTGATTTTGGCTATTTGTAATTGTGAACATTTTATGAACATACACAAAAACCCCTTGATACTCGCCGGAGTATGTGCGATAATCCAAAAAGAGTATCAAAACAAGGAGGAAAGAACGATGGTGGAAATCGCGAGAAAGAATTTTGCATCATTGTGGCGTGACCACGACGGCTATTATATTATATTGCATGATGGATACTTCGAGCGTGATATATGCGCAGATAGCGACGAGGACGCGATACGCAAAACCGGTTGGTACTTAACCAGCACAGATTTTTAGCCCCCCCCCGCCGTTTCATCCGGGTTATCGTAAAGCCCGGCACCAGCCCGATAGGGTATTATAACAAGGAGGACGAAACGATGGTGCAAAGCATGAGGGAAAACGCCAAAACCAGCGGCACTGTATACCGAATCCCCGTTGAATGGCTGGAAGAAGCGTCATTAAGAATGCGCGATCAGATGGAGCATCGTAACATGAGCGGTTGCGTAGCGGCAAGAATCGGACGTAATGCCAACGGGGAGCTTTATCTTGAGCTTGAACAAGGTTGTTGCTACGCGGAATGTAGCAGCCATTACGAACGCTTTTTAAGCAAGGCATAGCCC